GGCAGTTGTGGAGCAAGCCGGAGATAATGACTGTGGCGATGGTTGCAAAATTTAAACTAATTCTTGCTGGCATCGGAGCATTTCTGGTGCTATTGGTAACTGTATTCTTCAAAGGTCGCTCTTCTGGAGTGGCTGCAACTGAATCAAAAGTGCAGGATATTAAAGATGCCGTTAAAGTGTCCGAACAGAATGCAATTGTTCAGGTTGCGAAAAAGAAAGAAGACAACGCAAAGGTGAAATCTGATGTTCAGAAAGAAGCTATTGCCAATTCTGATTCGAGCGTCGATGCCGCTTTATCTGAAAGGTGGACACGCGATTGAAACACGTTTACCTACCCATTCTTGGTTTAGCCGTAACGCTGTTAATAGCTTGCCAAAATCCATCCCCCTGTTCCTCCGAACAGAATTGTAAGTGATTATTGTGATTTGTCTTCTCCAATATTGATTTCAAAGTCTGAAATTCCGATTTTAACACCGGAAACAAAGCGTCAGATTTACACGCACAATGAGATTTGGGACAGGTTGTGCAATAATAAGAATCCTCCCGACAAGGATAGTGGAATAAAACCACTCTAAAATAATTGAGCTTACGGTGTTCTGGGCATAACACCTTAAATTGCTGCCTCCGAGAACGGAAGTTCAAAACGGGTATCAGCTAGATGGTGGTGTAAAAGACTGACCATGGCGACGACGTCCACATAGTCGAGTGAATGTGCGACTTTAAATAACGAGATTCAACCAGTGCACTGGAAGTCGGTGGAAGCCCGCACGTTGCAAGCCGTCTGCAATTGAAATATAACGGTCAGAATGAAGCTGCTAGACTTCAGGTGTCCTCTTCCTAAAACAGAACGACGAGAACAGACTCGTAATCAGTGCTTGAGAACGATAGCTCTGTGATGAACAGCATAAATGTCACGAATAGCCCACGTTACGGGCCACAAACTATCCCACTTTAAGGAACTCTCTATGAGTCAAATTAAATTTCGTGCAATAATTCGTGATGCTATTATTTACAACAAGACTCGTGAATATCAGTTGCGCCAGATTATAGAAGTCTTGGGTTGTAGTCGTACAACAGCCAAGCAGCTATTCTTCGCATTCCTCTACAATGCTACAGATGAATTTCTTAGCAAAAAGTTTGACGAATGGGGAGGCAAGAAAATCTCCTAACAGTTATTCTTCTGTTCAGAAATAAGAAGCGTCTGGTATACCGTAGCGATACGGCTTTGTTGCGCTGATTGTGAAGTGTCGAAAGGTTCTAACGAATCGTTTGGGTTCCTCCTCATCCCGAAGTTTGAGTAATCGACTGCTCAATGTTCCTAATCACATGAAATATACAAGTCAGGGTTCCGGTGATAGTTATAGTCCGGCAGGTTAGCACTTTACCTGAGTTCATACCTATAATGGAATTGGTCATTCCGGCGATACGACCACAATCTGGATTGGCTATGTGAGATAGCAAAGTGAGATAGCATCAACACCTGTCGGGTTTGACTCCCGACCAATCCACCAAATTTATTTGAGCATCTTGGCCGCAGTCTGTCCAGTCATGCAATTATTTCAGGGAGCCCACTCCCAATAAGCCCTAAACGTTCGTTAAGCAGACGTCAGGGTGCTCAAACAAATTAACCTTTAATTGGAGAAGTTATGACAAGCTTAGTGTCGCCTACAGCACTCAAAATGATGGGTGAGGCCAGAGAAACAAATCTTACAGAAATGTATGATGAAGTTGCAAAGAAAATGTTTGGTGCAATTGTTGAAGAGTTCCAGACAAGCAAATCTCCAGCAGAAGTTGCAACCATTTCGTTTGATTATGCAGATGCATTTATGCGTGAGCGCTACGAACGTATGTCTGTAATTGCTGCAATGTCTCAACCCTATGGCAGGAATTAATGTCAAAACAAATTTCAGCAGTGCTCGTAGACCATATGGGCACTGACTTAACAACTGTAAACGCAGCTCGCGTTTCATATGGTGCCGAGTCTAAATAATTAACCGACCGTGATTTAGGTCTAGTTGATTTCCTCGCAGAACATGGGCACGTGACTCCGTTCCGACATGCGACGGTGCAACTGCGTTGCAGAGCGCCCATATTTCTGGCTCGTCAATTGGGCAAGCATCAAATTGGCTTTAGTTGGAATGAAATCTCTCGTCGTTATAAAGACAACGAAGCTATTCCAATTGAGTTCTATATTCCAGACGAAGTTTTCTGCCGTCCTGAGAAGCTGATGAAGGACACTGCTGTTCCAATGGCTCAGGATTTTGCTGACGATATGCGTCACTTAATTCACGCAGCAGGTCAATCGGCATTGCGACAATATGACCATTTAGTTGGTTGTGGAGTTGCACCGGAACAAGCTCGTATGGTTCTGCCGCAATCAATGATTACTGAATGGATTTGGACTGGCTCTCTTTATGGCTGGGCAAATCTGTACAAACAACGCTCGTCTGAACATGCGCAGTATGAAGCTCGCCTGTTTGCAGAGGAGGTAAACAAAATAATGTCCGAGTTGTTCCCTGTTTGTTGGGCAGCTTTGATTAAGGAATAGAAATGCAAATCAAGCAATGCGTACAGAAGATGAAGCACGACTCACCAACTTGTAAATCAACAAGCGGCAAGTCGCTGCAAGTGTGGTTAAATAAGGATGGTGATAAGGAATTCTATTCTGGATTCTGCTTTGCCTGTGGCGTTCATGTTCCAAATCCTTACGGTAATAATCCACCGGACCCGAAAGATATTCACGTCAAAACTCCAGAAGAGATTCAGGAAGAAGTTGATACGATTACTTCATGTCCGGTGTTTGATTTAGACCACCGTGCTATCGAGCCAGAATTTTGGCAAGCAGCTCGTGTCCGTTTGTTGTTCTCCGAATATGACGGAGTAACTCCAATGGCACTGGCTCATGGATATACCAAAGATAATAAACTTGTTCGCTGGAAGATTAAACTTCTGAACAAGAAGATTATGTGGAGTGTCGGTGATACTCAGGGTAATGACCCATATAACTGGATGAATGCTTGCGCAATTGGTGGCACCACTCTGTATATTACAGAAGGTGAAGAAGATTGTATTGCACTTCGTCAGATTCTGAAACAAGCAAATACAAATCCAGAATATGCTGGTTTGGATTATGCTGTAATTTCTCTGACAGACGGTTCCGATTCGGTTCACAAATCTTTGGCGCATAAAGCTGAAGAGATTAAGCAGCGCTGGCAGAAAGTGGTCATTGTATTTGACCAAGACGAGCCAGGAAAGAAAGCTGCAAAAGAAGCTGTAAGACTATTGCCTGGTGCAATGATTGCAATGCTTCCAGCAAACGATGCCAATGATTGCCTTAAACGTGGCATGATTAAAGGTACTCGTGATGCAGTTGTATTCCGTGCTGCACGTCCACTTCCAACAGCATTAGTCAATAAAGATTTATTGATTGATGAATTGGATGAAGAAGTTCTGCCTGGTGCAGATACTCCGTGGCCAAAATTAACTGAAATGTTATTTGGTCAACGTCGTGGTGAAATCATCACACTCGGTGGTTCGGAAGGTGGTGGTAAAACAACACTGGCTCGACAAATGGGTGAGCATAATATTGTTCAGCATGATTGGGGTGTGTTTACAGCATTCATGGAAGAAACTCCGCAAGAGACTCTTCTCCGAATGGCAGGTCTGCATGATGGTTTGCCATATTGGGAACCAAACTTCAGACAAGACCCTCGATTTGATGAAGCCAAGTTTAAAGCAACTTGTCGTAAGATGCTCCAGAATATGGAGATTTGGGACAGGAAGCAACAAGGTGAAGACCCATATGAAACGTGGGAAGGTATCAAAACAATTCTTCGCCAGATTGGTCCAGACATTGATATGTTTGTACTGGATAACTTGACTATTCTGTCAGAAGGTATTTCAGCATCAGAGAAGAATGATTTCCTCGGTAAGCTGTATGCAGACCAAGTGAAATTGGCTGAGCAATATCAGTTTGCAATTCTCGATTTATCCCACTTGAACCCCGTGGCAAAAGGTCAGCGTCCTCATGAAGATGGTGGACGTATTAAGAAAGGTGACTTCACTGGTTCTCGTGCAGCAGCAAAATACTCGCATTTCATGATTGGTTTTGAACGTAACAGTCAAGCAGTTGACCCAAACTGTTCAATCATTCGTGGTATTAAAGCGCGTAAGAGTGGTAAGACCGATGCATTCAAAACTTATTATGAGTCTGATTCTGGTCGTATCATTCAAAGAAGTTGGGAAGACAGTCTATTTGAAACCAAAGAGATTGTCCAACTGACGAAGAAGACTGGGCCGCACCAGTAATTAAAATCCGGGACAGCTCCGTGCATGGTTCGACCACCACGGAGTGAATCCCCTCAAAACCCAATGGAGCCATACTGTGTTGTATCCGTGGAATGATGTAAAGGCAGCAGATATTGAAACAACCGGACTTCTTGCACAAATGAAAAAGCAAGAATTCCCACGTTTGCACAACATCGGTTATATCGATATGCAGACGAAAGAAGAGACAGTCATTGAGTGGACTGACCGGAAAAGTATTCAAGCATTTCTCGATACTGGACCAACTCTTGTAATGCACAATGGTGCAACGTTTGACTTTGAAGCTCTGCGCTTCTTAGGTTATGACGTATCGAAATGCACACTAATTGATACATTGTATATCAGTTGGTATCTGGAACCTCGTCGACCGAAGCACGGTCTGGAAGGCTACGGCGAAGAATTTGGTGTCCCAAAACCTGTAATCGAAGATTGGGAAAATCAAACGCAGGAAGAATATAACCATCGCGTTATTGAAGACTGTAAGATTCAGGCCAAATTGTGGGAAAAGCAATACAACGAGTTGCTTGCAATCTATCGTAGTCCAGCAGAAGTAAGACGATTTGTTGAATATCTTATGACGAAAGCTCGTCAGCAGGTTATTCAGCAGCGCACACGCTGGAAGCTGAACATCGGCAAAGCCGAAGCATTCAAAGCAAAACTGGAACCAATGATTGCAGAGAAGCTCACAGCTCTCGAAGCATCAATGCCGAAAATTCCAGAATACGCAACCCAAACTCGTCCGGCAAAATGCCACAAGCTCAATGGTCAATTGACTTCATTAGGTGCGAAGTGGAAAGCTGTCTGTGATGCAAATGGTCTGGATTGGAAAGACCCTGATTTAGCAATCAAGCGTCTGAAAGGTTATAAAGAACCAAACGCAAACTCACATGTCCAGTTGAAAGATTGGCTGTTCAGTCTTGGTTGGGTTCCTCAAACATTTAAGTTTGACCGAAATAAAGAAACTGGCGAAACTCGTCAGATTCCCCAAATCACCACAAAGGATGAAAATGACAATCCTGAAATCTGTCAAAGTCTACATGACCTTGCTGAGCAACATCCCGGAAAGGGTATTGAACACCTTATTGGCTTGGGTGTTTACAAACATCGTCTGTCTGTTGTCAATGGTTTCCTACGTGATGTTGACGACGACGGATATCTTACAGCAGAGTGTGGTGGCCTTACTAACACTCTACGTC